TCAAACCAACGACAACAGATCCGGCGCGGGTGCAAAGCGGTCCGGCGACGGGCCGGTGACCAAGATCTCGGCGACGTCGGACCACTGGCCCGAGATGGTGTAGCGGGTCGTCACGGCCTCGATCGCGAAGCCCGCGAAGACCTCGCGCGTCTCCGGCACGTCGTTGACCGACAGCATGAACTTGCCGGCGATGCTGCCAAGCCGCTGTGCCAGGCGCGCGAAATCATCTCGCGAGAACACGCCGGCGCCGTAGTCCGCCTCGCAACCCCAATAGGGCGGATCGAGATAGAACAGCGTGCCCGGCCCGTCGTAGCGCGCGATGAAGTCGGCCCAGGACAGGCACTCGATGACGACGCCGCCGAGCCGCTCGTGAATGGCTTCGAGCAGCGGGCCGAGCTTGGTGACGTCGAAACGCGCGGAGCCGGTCGGCTCGACACCGAAATTGCGCCCCGCGACCTTGCCGCCGAAGGCCAAGCGCTGCAGGTACAGGAAGCGCGCGGCCCGCTCCAGATCGGTCAGCGTGTCTGAATTCGCCGCGGCCAGACGCTCGAACTCGGCGCGCGACGTCACCTGGAATTTCAGCGTCTCCAGAAATTGCGGATAATGCCTTTGCAGAATTCGGAACAGCGTGACGACGTCCCGCGAGACATCGTTGATGACCTCGCGGCGCGGCGCCCAGCGTCTGCGGAAGAACACGCCGCCCATCCCGATGAAGGGCTCGGCATATGTGTCATGTTGGATCGCCTCAATGCGCCGCGCCAGCAGCTCGCCGAGCCGCCGCTTGCCGCCGATATAGGCCGCGGCGGGCCGCACGGGCGCAACCGCCCGCTTCTCTTCTCTCATGGGATTTCACTCAACGTTTTCGAAACCTGCCGCGCGCTAAATCTCCCGTTAGGCGGGCCGGCGTTGAGCGAAGTTCAGTCGGGCGGGGCTTGTTGACGCAGGACCCGCGGTTCGGAGCGTTGGCGCGCTCCGACCCCCGCCACGGACGAAGCTCGTCGTGGCGAGGATCAAGTCAGCTTCTATCGATGGTGAGGGATGCGATGACGATCGGGTGGCGCGCCGGAGTCTACCGCGCCTCACGGCCGCGGTAGCGGATGCATCTGCCCCTGCAGATAAGCGAGATCGCGCGCGATGCGGTTGTGCTCATCCCAGAGCTTGACCACCCGGGCCTCGTCCTCGCGCCGCATGTTTTCGATCTGCACCTCGGTCCGCGATTGCGCCTCGCGCACCGGCCAATAGAGCGCACCGCCGATGCTCAGGAGAAAGCCGACGAGGATGCTGATCGGCGCCCAGTCGATCTTGCTCCGCGTGTCCAGCTTCTGCGACAACAGTGCAAAGCCGTTGTCCATCTTGGTGTCGAGGATGCGGAACTCTTTCCGCAATTCGGCATGCCCATCCTTGAGGTTCATCACCTCTTGCGTGAGCGCCCCCTGATCGAGCGGCGTCGCCATCACTGCGCTCCTCGATAGCTCTCGCGCGGCAACACGCACGCGTTCGTCGCGATGACCATTCGCATGCTTAACGTCTCCAAACCTGCAGATTGAAAGTGGAGCCGTCCTACCCAATCGCCCTCAAAGTGAGTGCCGCGTTGTTGTAGGTCAGGGTCCCAGCATTGGTGCCGCCGAGCAGGGTCGCGTAATGCAGGCCCTCTGACAGGCCGGCCGCCGCAGCCGGGGCTGCAACCCAGTTGTGGTTGCTGTTGTTCAACAGCGGGACCCCATAGCCGGGCAGCGGCGCCGTGCCGTCGATGCCGACGCCGATGCCGGCATTGCATTGATCGGTATAGGTCAGGTCGCTGGCCGCCGAGACCGTTACATCTGGCTCGTCGCGCCACACCAGGAAGTAAAGCCGCAGGCTTGTGGTAACCTCAGCGAAATAGGCGCTCGACGTCGCATAGTTGCCGCTTGCCGTCGTCAACACATACGATCGCTGATTAAACCAGGTGATCACACCTCGCACGAGCGTCGACTGCTGAAACTGCCCGCTGGTGTTGGTGTAGACCATGCCGACCAGGCTGCGGGTGTCGTCGCCGCTCTTGATCTCGGTGCCGACGTTGCCGGCCGTCGTGCTCGTCGCGTGCGAGGTGGTGCAGAAATCTCCCGTGAGAGCGCCTGAATTGGCGAAGGCGTAGACGTAATAGATCGTTCCGGCGGCCAGGTTCTGCCCGGCGACGCCATTGACGTACACCCCGGTATTGCCGAGCCCGGCAATGCCAGTGACGGGGATCCGATAGAGCTGACCGCCGACCTTGAGCAGATCGCCCTTGTACGGCGGATATGACAGCGCCGTGGCGCTGGAATAGAGCAGCCGGCCGCATGCGATCGGGGCGCCGAGGTTCGCCAGGGCCTGCAGCCGCTGCGCATCGCTCAGCGCCTGTGCCGCCGCATAGCTGAGCGAGCCCCCGATATTGGTGAGCTGCGAGCCATCGACCGCGGGCAGCTTGCCGCTGGCGTCGAGCTGCACGACCTGGCCAGCGCCCGTGCCAGCATTGAGCGCGGCCGCCGTGCCCAGAGACGGCTTGGCGGTCAAATCGGGATACGCCCCCGATGTCGCAACCGGCGCCAGCGCAGGCTTTCCGGTCAAATCGGTATAGGCACCGGAGACCGCGACGGCCGCCAGCGCCAGGTTGGCGACGGCTTGGGCCTTCTGCGCCGCTGTGAACGCCTGCGCCGCGTCGACGCGGAGCCGGTTGCCGAGCGCCGCCGTGACAGTGGCCGCGAAATTGGGATCGGCTCCCAGCGCATTGGCTAGCTCGTTGAGGGTATCGAGCGTGCTCGGCGCCGAGCTTACCAGATCGGCGCGCATGGCCTGCAGGGCCGCCATGGTGGCGATCTGGTCGGTGTTGGTGCCGAGACCAGCCGTCGGCGCCGTCGGCGCGCCGCTGAAGGCGGGGCTTGCCGGGCCGACGCCGCCGATCGATTCCAGGATCGCCGCAGCCGTGGCCTTGGAGAGCATCGCCAGGGCTGGCGCCGAGATCGACGCCAGGGCGCCCGAACCGTCGGCTGCGACATAGGGAAACGCGTTCGGTCTCACCGCAAGCGCCGCGAACAACCCGAGCAGCCCGTCGATCGCATGCTCATCGTTCCAGTCCGACGGATGCACCATGTTCGGATCGGTGCCGTCCTCGGCGAAGACCGTCTTCTTGTGCTTGATGCTCATCGGAGCCCAATCCCTCCCCGCAAGCGCTAAGCGAACGCCGCGTCGACCTGCTCGAATTTGGTGATGGTCCCGGCATTGATGCCAGCAACGAGCGTCGCCTCAGCCGCGAAGCACTGCTGGACGTAGCTGCCGACGGCGGTCGTGACCGCGAGCATGGCCGCGGCGTCGAGCGTCACGAACGCGCCGTCGGCGACCTTCCATTTGAAGGTCGCGGCGGAATTAACCTGCGCCAGCAGCACTGCCGCCGCCATCTTCGATTGCGTCTCGCGATCCGTCAGATAGGTCACACCGTTGACCGCCGTCCCAGCCGTCTCCTTGGCGTAGCGCTTGAACGCCGCATAGGCCTTGAGATCGACGAACAGGTCGAACGGCGTCAGCACATCCTGCAGTGCCGCCATCGTCTGCGCGCCGGAGGCATCGAGCGGCCACGGCGTCGCACGGTTGCCGGCGGCAACCCAGGCCAGATAGGCCGGATCGTTGGCCGCGACGACGGCACGCGCAGCGCTCGACAGGATGCGCCCGTCGCTCGCCTGCCAGTACCAGTTGGTCGGATCATAACGCATGCGCGCGCCCCCTATTCGTAGATGCCGCCGGATTGGCGCGTGCCGGCGATCGTGCCGGGATAGTGGCCGTCGCCAGCACCGGCGACGGAGATGATCGCGTTGCCGGTCACGAAGAACTTCTTGCCGGTGACGTTGCCGGCGCCGGTGATCGCGCCGTACACGATCTGGCAGAAGCCGAGATAGAAGCACTCGACCCAGGCGCCGCCATTGCCGAGCGTGATCGGAACGGTGATCGTGAGCGTGACCGACGTCAGGCTCGGAATCTGGATGATGCCACCGTCGCCGCAGAACACGTGGCAGCCGATGGTCAGACCGGGATTGCTGCCCTGTGGCGCACCACTCACGATCATGTTGCCGGCATAGGTCACGATGCCGGCCTGCGTTACCCCGAGGTGCGAGCCGCTGCACACGTTCCAATCGATGTTGGTCAGCGTCAGGTTCGTTCCGTTGCCCGAGCAGTTGACGCCGCACATCGGATCGGTGGTGTAGGCGCCGGTCGCCGTCAGCCGGAAGCCATCGAATGAATGCGCCCCGCCGCAATTCTGCGCCGAGATCGCCGTCACGCCATTGCCGGCAATCGTGCAGTTCGACGGCGCAGCATGGTTGCCGATCCATCTGACGAAGCCCGAGCCCGCCATGTTGGGCAGGCGAACGGCGGCGTAGGTGCCATCGGCGACGTGGACGTTGATGCCGTAGCCGTTGAGATTGAACCGGGTCAGAAAGCTCGCGGCATATTGCAGCGTCGCCCAGGCGGCCTGCAGCGTCGTGCCGTCGTTGCCGTCCGAGCCTGAATTGGAGACGAAGTAGTCCCGGCCGGCCTGCAGATAGATCGGCTGACCCGGCACCCGCTGCAGCCATGCAAGCTGAAACTTGCTCCCGTCATAGACGAAGGCTTGCATGGCGCCGGCGAGCAGATCCCCCCATTGCAACGACGAGCCGTCCGAGCGCGTCACCGCCTTGGCGCCGAGGCCGTTGACGTTGATGACGCTTGCGCCGTTGTTGTTGGCGGCGATCGTCGCAACGACGGTCATACCCTTCTTGTATTCCCGCGGCGCAGGATTGAGCGTCACAACGACATTGTTCGCCGTGCCGGTGTCGTCGCCATAGGTCGGCTGCCCGCGCTGGATCAGGTACTGGATCGCGTTGGCGAACATCGCATCCGAATTGTCCTCGGACACCACGGGGCCGCCGGCTATCAGGCTGCCGTTGGCGCGGATCGTCTGCCGCAGGCTCGCGATCACGGCGTTGAGCCAGGCTGCCATGACGCGGGTGCCGTCATTGGCCGTTCCACTCGAACAATCCTGAAACCAGGTATCGGCCGCGCCAAAGACGCGCGTCTCCGCTGGCCGCGCCGTCACCGTGTTCGGTGCGTTCGCGGGCCCCACAATGTCAGTCATCCCTGATTATCCCCCGGAAATCTGGTAGGTGATCTCGATATGCGCGTGCACGACGCGATCGAGGATGCATTGGAGCGGCGAGATGTCCGGCTCGCAGGCCAGGCCGCTACCGGCCTGCAGGTGGCCGGCGTAAGGAAGTGTCTCGGCCGGCGCGACGTAAGCCGGACTGCCGTCGAGATCGACGACGATCAACAGCCGGCCGCCGCCGATCTGCCCGCCTGGCCAACTGCAGCCGGCCTGGAAGTTGCCAGCCGATCCGCCGCAATCGTTGGTGATGTCAGCGCAGGTGATCGACCAGCCTGCCCGCGCAGCGACGGCCGCGTAGTACTCACAGCGCGCCCCGCCGATCGCCGCGACCTTGGTGCAAAGATCCGGGAACGGATCGCACGCGTCCGGCAAACCGTATTCGGCCATCCAGAGATCTTGCGTCTCCTTGTGGGTGGCACACCAGAACTCGAGCCGCAGGTCGCAATAGCGCGACAGGATGAAGGTCACGACCGACGCGATCGCGCGCCAGAAGCCCAGGAGGATACTCTGCGTCCGCCGCCGTGCCTGGAACGGCGGATCGTCGAACACGCCGGGATCGAACGCCCGCACCAAGCCAATCAGCGGTCCACCCTCGGAGGACTGCCACGCCCGTCCGCGCGGCAGGAGCTGCAGCACGGATTGAATCACTTCATGTGCGGTCGGGCACCTCAACGGTGCCGGCCGCGCCTTTTCGCATGTTGACATGAAGACGGTTCCGTTAAGGCGTGCGCGCGCTCACGTCTGGCTACCGTCCGCCTGAGGCAGGCTGGACAGAGGCAAAGTCAATTGCCGGTGGCTTGTCGGCGCGCGTCGCATGCCCAGAGGAGCCGAAAGCGGACATCAGCTGGGCCGACAGTCCCGACGAATTGGTCGAAAAAACGCCCAAGGCAGAGCCTTGCGTCCGGGTCGCCAACGTCCGCAATCAGCCCGAAGCGGACTCGTGCCGGTTCAAAATTGTGGTGGCACCTAACTTTGACTAATACTAAGGGTTGATGCGATTAGCAGATACCCCGCGGCGCTTTCGCCAGATATGCGCTGTCGTAAATTATGTTGCCTGCCCATTTAGTTCAAAAAACTGGGCTGTGGGGGCCAGCTGATGGTGATCAACTGCATTGTGAGGGCTACTGCGATGACTCACGCCGAACTGATGAGCCGACTGATTGAGAATGCGATCGATTTCCTGATTCGTGCAATCGAGGAATTCCAGAGCAAACCAAAGTACTCGATTATCCATTTTTACACGGCCGTCGAGCTGTTCCTTAAGGCTCGCCTTCTTCACGAACATTGGTCCTTAGTCGTTCTAAAGGATCCCGATCGGACGAAGTTCGAAAGCGGCGATTTCATCTCCGTATCTTTTGAAGTGTCCTGCGAACGGCTTCGGAAAGTTGCACAGAGTCCCGTTCCGGAAAGCGCGCAACGGAATTTCGATACGATCCGGAAGCACCGCAACAAGATGGTTCATTTCTTTCACCAAGCCGGGCAGACCCCTGGACCAGACATTGAGGCTGTCGCGAAGGAGCAGCTGCGGGCCTGGTATGACCTCGACCAATTGCTTCGAGTGCAATGGTCTCCGATCTTCAATGCCTATAGCGAGAAACTTTCCGACATTGAGCGAAAGTTGAAGGGGCACCGGGAGTATCTGAAGGCGAAATTTGATGGCTTTGCCGAGCGCATCAAGAGCGACAGCGAAAAGGGGGTGCTATTTGATGTTTGCAATTCTTGTAGATTTAAAGCAGCTCCCATCCGGAAGGTGATTGGCGACCTGCACGAGGCGACATGCCTCGTGTGCGGCCACTGGGATGCGTGGCTGGACTACACCTGCCCGAATTGCGACGAGGTCGGCAGACTTCAAGATGGTGGTGAATTCACCTGCTGGAATTGCGGTCACAAAGATAATGAGCGCGCGCTAGTCGATCAACTGAATGAATTCAAGTTAACGCAAGACAATTACTACGATGCAATTGTTCCGGCCAATTGCGGAGACTGCGAAGGCTATCACACCGTCGTCCAGTACCGCGACAAGTACCTGTGTGTCGTCTGCCTAGCTGTCGTCAATGAACTCAATCAGTGCGGGTGGTGCGGCGAACACAACACGGGCGAAATGGATGGCAGCTCATACGCAGGCTGTAGCGCCTGCGATGGCTCTGCCGGGTGGCACGCAGATAAGGACTAATAAGATGCCAATCTGAGTGTGAGGCCGAACTCGCTCGGGTAAGCGATAGCACGAGAGGCGCATTGCAGTGCAGCACAACAAGATCAGCGGCCAGGTGCTTCGTTGTGGCTCTTTGCGATTTGGTGCGCTGCCGTACAACTTTGGTTGGCTTCGGAGCCAAGCCGACATTGGGCCGGCTGCGCTCGGAAAGCAGCCTAAATCGCCGCGAAGGTGACGCCGCCGAGCGTCGCGATTTGCCCCGGCGACAGCCCGACATCGCTCGCCGGAGCATCGACACGGCTGCGCACCTCGCCCGCTGCGTTCGCGATGGCCTGCCATATCCACGAGCGCGAGAATGACGTTGGCGATGCCAGATAGGGCATGGTCGAGATCGCCGCGTCGCTCCCGGCGACGCGCGAATGGAGCCGGAAAGTTGCAGCCAGTTCGACCTTGATCGCCTCGTGCACATCGGTGGTGAACGGCTGCAGGCCGCCGATCGCGATATTGACGGGCGCCGCGACCGGCGCTGCCACGGTCACCAGCGCGCCGGCCGGCTGCACCGTATCGAGATAGGCGGCCACACGCGCGATGTCAGCGGCTAGCGGAATGCCGTCGGGATAGAGATCGTCCATCAACGGAAAGACGCGGACCGTGCCGGGGCCGTTGAACAGCCGCTCGACGAAAACCCGGGTCACGCCGGTGACGGAGCTCGCCCACATCACATAGTCCGCCGCCGAGCCGCCATGCGGCGGGTTGCGCTTGCGGAACAGGATGCGGGCGCGGAAGGTCTCGTCGTCCTCGACGTCGAGGCCGCCAGCAATGCCGCCGCTGGCGACGGCTGCCGTGGCGTCGTCGAGGCCGGGACCGCTGAAGCCCGAGGTGAGATCGACCGGCGTGTTGGCCACCGCATTCGAGGCTTTCCCATCCGCCGCGGCGACCACGCTCACGCTCAAAGTGCCGGCGGCCCCGATCACGCCGCCGGCCGTGGCCAGATATTGCGCTCCGTCGGATCGCGTGACCACCGCGCCCGCGGTGACCGCGAGGGCGTCCGTCGTCGCGATTACAATGCTGCCAGATGCCGGCGCCGCAGGCCGCCGGGCGAGCCCCAGCTCCTCGCCATGGAGGTCGAGGTTTTCAGAGTCGGCTGTCAGCGCGAACTTCTGCTTCTGGACGTAATCGGCGAAGCCGAACAGCAGATGCTCGATGCCGCCAAACACCTTTGCCGTTGGGTTGATGTTGTTCGGCCAGATCCAGGCGTCGGAGCCAGGCAGGTAGGACCGGAACGCGGTGCGAGCACGCTCGACCGAGTCCTTCAGCGTTGGAATCGCGAACATCAGCGCGCCACCTGATTCCAGAGCACATCGAACTTGCGGTCGAAGACGAGCACGCCGTCGCGGCCGTACAGCGCGACCGCCAGCTCGATCCGGCCGTCGATTTCGTTTGTCGTCGCCTGCGCGTTAATACGCACGCAGACGCCCTGATCGCGCAACGTCGCGAGGGCCTCCAACGCGAACTGCTCGGCCCATTGCGAGGCCGGCAGGCCGAGGATCGTCAGCGGCGCCCGCTCTAGCAGCCACAGATGCGAGCCGAGCGGCCCCTCGTTGAGATCGGCACGGACGTCGATGCCGTCTCCCCACCATCCGCGCGCGTCGCCATCGGCGAGAAAATAGAGCGGATGATCAGGATCGACCCGCCTGTCGGTGAACAGGAGCAACGTCACGGCGGTGTCGATCGCCACCTTGGCGCGCAGGCCGCCGTGATTGGTTGTCTCGTCCGGCTCGGCCATCGCCCAATCGGCGACGCCGCGCGCCGGGTTCCAGACCGAGTCCCACAGCGCATTGCTATCCGCGGCGCAGCCCTCGGCGACGCGGATCACGACATCATTGGCCATGGCTTAAACCGCGAACACCTTGGTGGCGCAGCCGCCGCCGCAGAGGCCGACCGGCGTTCCGCCGATGTCACCGAGATCGACCTTCGGCGACTTGATGACAACATGCGGCGATGTGTGCGTGATCTGCCCGTCCTCGATCCTTACCGAGGATTGCCCCCTGGTGACGGTCACGCTGTCGGCCGTCATGACGACCGTGCAATGGCTGTCGTCGGACCGCTTGACGCCCTTGCCGATCGACAGCTTGATCGTCTTGCTGTGGTAGACCTCGAGCTGATCCTTGAAGACGCGGACCACATCACCGCTGTGGTTGTAGAGGATGGTCCCGCCCTCCGGCGTGTTCTTCGGCCGAAAATCCTTGTGCTCGAAGCCGAGCGCAAGCAGCCGATCGGAGCGGCCGCCGAGCGCCAGGAACACGCCCTCGGAGCCCTTCGGCGCATGCGAGGAGAAGCCGTGCGGCTGCGGCCGATAGACGTCCTCGAACGCCTCCGATTTGAGCCCGGTCATGTTCTTGAGGATCTGCTGCGTGCCGCTGTCGTCGGTCTTCTGCACCGCGGCCCGCCGCAGCGTGCCGATCAGGCCCTCCTGGCCTTCCGGAAACCAGATCCACATCCCTCAGTCCCCTGCATCCGAGCCCCAGGCCGCGCCGGCCGATCCGCCCTTGGCGCCGGTGCCACCGAGCGCACGGGGATCGACCAGCGACAGCACGCTCAGCGAGCCGTCGGTGCGATCCTGCGACCAGGTCACCGTCTCGATCGCCATGTCCTGCGCGACGTCCAGGAACTGGCTCTGCGTGAAGATCAGCGCGCCCGGCTCCCACAGCGTGCCGCCATCGTCGCGGAAGCCCTGCACGGTCACGCTAGCCTTCAGGCTGTTGCCAGCCTCGCGGTCGCGCCGCGTCTGCGCCCGCTTCCTGGCGCGGTCCTTGTCAGTGTCACCGTCGTGGAACACGATCACCGGCCGGTAGCGCCCGACCTCGGCGTCGCGCGCGGTGCCCTCGATCTGCAAGGCATCCTCGCCGTGCCCGTAGGGCTTCTGGCCGCGCACGATGACGTCGGAATGCCGGCCGGACCAGTTATGATCCGCCTCGCCCTCCTCCATGTTGACGCCTTCGAGGATGGCGCCGGCATGCCGCCTCCTGCCGCCCTTGGTGATCAGGATCGAGCCGTCGGCCTGGCCAACCGGAAAAACCCCCTGCTCGCGGCACAGCTTTTCTAGGCAGCGGAAAGCGGTCTCACCAGGCGTGATGCGATAGATCGGGACCTTGGTCAGCGGGACGTCAGCGGCAATGCCGACGCCGAACTTGTCGAGCGTGGCCGCGATCTGCTGCGGATCCTTGCCCTTGAACTGCCCGGTATCGTGCACTGCGCTGGAATCGATGAAGTCCTGCGACTTGGAGCGGCCGGAGATGGTGACCTCGGCCCGCTTGTGCTGGCCGATCTTCGGCTGATAGCGGTCGACATAGCCGCGGCAGGCGAGCGAGCCGTTGAACAGGATGTCGACCTCGGTGCCCGCCTTGAAGGTCCAGGCCGTGGCCGCGCCGCCCGGCTCGGCCGCCGCCTCGATCTGGAACGACCGCGCCGCGTCCTGGAACGACGCCCGCACCAGCACGCGCCGCCACGCCGTCCATTGCCGGCCGCCGGCAATGACGGTGACGACCTCCTCATTGAGCATGCCTACCTCGACAGCGCCGTGATCTCGCGCGGCATCAGGAACGGGTTACGGACGGCGTTGCGCGCGACCAACTCATCGGCTCGGGTTGGATCGGCGTAGAGGATCCAGGCGAGATCGAGCGAGGGCCGTTGCCGATTGCTCTCGACCGTGATCACCGGCGCCAAATTGGCAATGGTACGCGTGAGCCAATCGATCACCCTGTCGCGCAAGGCCTCGATGGCCACGAACAACGCGGCGTTTTCCGCCCCGTCGGTCTGATAGAGTTCGGCCTCGAAACGTTCGGCGATCTCGCCGCGTGCTGTCACGCCATCGGGCCTGGCGGCGAAGCTCGTGCGCAAGATCGCCTCGGCATAGGCGATCAGCGCCGCGAGCCTGACAGCACGGCTTGCAGCCGTAGCATTCCCCGCCACCAGCTTCCGCATCGGCGCGAGATAGGCGGCGCCGGAGACCGAGATGGGTGGGAATGAGGCCACCAATTCCAGCGCGGCGCGCACAGCCGACGCCGCAGGCATCACGTCCATGGTCTGCCTGACGAGACCGATGAGGCTGGCGACCGCCGCGGTCGCGGCGGCGCCAGGCACGGCGTCGTTGGTTATGCTTGTCGCAAAGCTCCCGACCACCAACGGGACTGCGTCCCGCACCGCGGCCGATACCTTCGGATCGACCGGATAGCTCTGCCTGATCACATCGAGCGCCGCCGCACCTTCGGACAGCGTATCGGTGACGGCCGCCACCACTAATGCGGCCTTGCCCGCTGTTATGATCGTCGCCGGAAAACTCTGCGCCAGCGCGGACGCCAAAGCGTCGGCCGCGACAAACCCGACGTTCTGCAGCAGCGGTACCGAGACCAGCCCCGACGCCGCACCCTTGCGTACAAATTTGAGCTCGAAGGCCACATAGCCCATCTGATCGCGCTGCGTCGCGCGCTCGAAGCTCCGGCAATGAACCGTGACCGGCCCGAAATACGGCACTACCAGCATGCCGGCGCCGCGCGAGGCCAGCGCCGCCTTCAGCGCCGTCGCTAACGCGTCGGCGCTGTCGCCATGCACGTAGGCCGAGCCGGAATAGACCCGCGGCTCCTCGCCCAGATCCTCGACAAAGGGATCATCCCGGTTCGGGAAGGTGTGCACGACCAGGCCGCGCCCGCCCTCTTCCCTGTCCTGCTCGAAGAAGAACGGCACACCCTTGAAGGATGCCGGCCAGAGCGTCCTAAGCCAGTCACGCCCGGCCTGAGACATTGCCATCAGCGAATTCCCCTTGGTCCCGTGATGTCAGTGCCGATTCGTCGCCCAAAACCTGAATTTGTGCTTGCAGACAAATGCACGCTCGGGTCAAATCACCCCTGCGTATGCGTCGGGTCGAAACAGAAATACGTGCTGGGCCGGTGAAATCACCTGATACGGTTTTGGATGAAAATGATCCTGGCGATGACATCGCTGCGCGCTTTGAGTATCAACACTCCTACGCAGCAATAAACGCTATTCGTCTAACGATTGAAAGAAACCAGATCGACGAGATTATTTGCGAGAACCACGAGGATTTTTTACTTAAACGCAGCTCCGGTACATTTATCGGCACTCAGATTAAAACGCGGAAGATTACGCTCTCGCCGTTCAAAGCAGGAGACGTACCGGTCCAGCACGCACTTATTAAGTTCTGTCAACTGGATCGAAAATTTCCCAGCTACTTCGACGGATTCGATTTCACCACCAACCACACGTTCTGGGATAACGAACCGTCGCTCCATAATCTTCGTTGGCTCCTAAACGAACTTCGCGAGCGAGGCGGAATAAAGGGACTCCGCGCAAACAACCCACTTCGGCAATTTGTCGAAGGAATTGCCAGTAGTGCCGGACTTTCCTCGCAGGAAGTCGCCGCAACCCTAATCAAAACAACTGTTCGCGGCCACGCCTCGGATATTGACCATATTCGGAGCGCCGTCCGTGAGGCCCTCTGCGAATGTCCGGGCGTTACGGATTTGCCCTACGCTACCGTCGCCTCGATCGCCAAAGCGGTGGTCCAGCTTGCGCGGGATGCTTCAACTAAGGCACTGCACGGCCCAATTACAGACCTCTTTGCATCGGGCACTGATCTCACGCAGGCCATGACGGATCAGCTACTAGATGGTAAGCGCATCTGCAAGACCGATGTCCTGGCAATCATCGACCAATTCAGCACCGACGGCAAGCCGTACCAGGACATTTGCGTTAATGCACTCGTCACGCCTGCAGATGTTCCGTCCGATCTCGTATTAGCCGTGCGCAAGCTCGCAAAGGGCGGTGTTGAAGCGGCGCGGGTCACGAACATAGAGGATCGCATTCGTTCTTTCGAGGCGCTTTTCATCGAGTGGAGTCGGAAATACGGGGTCGAGGAAGCAACGCGCCGTTACAGCAATATTCTTGCAGCTGTCCAGTTCGAAGCTGCCGAGGCGCATGCCACGTCCGAAAAAGGCGGCGTGCCTTACGGCTCAGCTATGTATGCCGATCTCGCCCATCGTTTGATGGCACGCGCGAAGAGTGATTCCGATCAGCTCTATAAATGTCGCCCCGAACATCTGATGGGCGCCGCAGGCGTCCTTACTCAACAGTGTAAGACTTGGTGGTCCCCTCCCTTTAATGTGACAGAGGACGGAGATGGGTCTTGATCTCGTCGAGATTGTCACGGCGTTGGATCGGGACGAAGATACACATCTCGCCCGCCTTGTTGTCCTGCTCAAGGCGTTCTCGCGAAGCGACGGTCCGGCCATAGAGGGAATCACAAAACTCGCAAAACTCGACTTCCTACTTCGCTATCCCTCGTGCCTTGAGAAGGCCCTGATCGCCCGAGGCGTTCCTATCAAGAACATTCCGGTCGATGATTTTGAGCGCCTGACGATTGAAGCTCGGATGGTACGATATCGCTACGGCCCTTGGGATCATCGATACCGTCGCTTCCTCAACATATTGGCCGCACGACGACTTGTTCTGGTGCGCACCGACGGACGCACGATCCAGATCGACCTAACCGCATCAGGGCATAGTCTGGCAGAAGCGCTGGTTCAGACACCTGGGTTTTCCAGAGTCTACCAGCGAGCGATGTTGTTGGAGAAGCACCTCAACCTGAAGGCCCGTGCTTTGATGGAATTTATATACGCGCAGTTCCCTGAGCTCACGTCGCTGGAATTCAACGAAGGAATCGCATTCACCGGACGCGCCCGATGAGACTTCTGCTCGAGACTCTTGTCCTATTTTGCAAGAAGAGCGAGGAACGTGTTCGTTTCTCCAGCCGATTCACATTTTTTCATGGCGAAATGTCTACGGGAAAGTCCACAATCGCTGAATTGATTGATTATTGCTTCGGCGGCTCGCTCCAGAAAACACCAGCAATACAAAGCGAACTGATCGGCGTGCAGCTCCACGCGTTTGCTGGAGACACAAGCCTACTCCTTGAACGCAACCCCAACACTCCCGCCTCGGTCGAGGTCACATGGGAGACCCAAGGCGAAGCAGGCCGAGAGAACCTTCCCCTGCAGGCCGGCGAATTACCGACAATCGGCAATGAAATATACAGCTACAGCGATTTTATCTTGCGGCAGCTTGGCATGCCGGTGCTGAAGGTTCGCAAGCGCAAGGGAGACCCTGAATCGGCCCTCCAGCGCTTGGGCTTCCGTGATTTCTACAAATTTTGTTATCTTGACCAACCTGATCTTGATTCAAGTTTTTTCATGCTTGACCAACCGATCAGACAAGAAAAATCGAAGGATGTGCTTCGGTATGTCCTTGGGTTTCACAGCGACCGATTGAATGAACTACAGACCGAACTGTCAGAAGTCCGTCAGCTGCAGCGGACTATGCGCGAGGCCGCCAAACAAATTGACGAATTCTTGCATCGATACGGATTTGCCTCGAAAGCCAACATCGAGCGGGAGATCGAAAGGCTTAATGAGGAAGAAAACGCGTTGGACGTAGAGATTGACAATCAAGGGCGCGACGCTCTTCCAGCCGCGACCGTGGGGGAGGAAGACCAATCGTTGGTCGCAGCGCTGTCGACGGCGATCGCGACAAAGACCGAAGCGATTGCGGATATCGATCAACGTTTGAGAGAACAAGAATCGCTCATAGCTGAATTTATAGCCATGAAATTCAAGCTTGCACGCTCATCTACCGCCTCTGAGCTGTTGAAGGGCGCCGAGTTCCACGCCTGCCCCGCTTGTGGAACCGAAGTGGATCAGAAAGGTGATAGCGAACATTGCGTTCTGTGCAAGTCGGCTCTTGCGAGTGCGCCCCGCGGATTTGGAACGGATAGCGCCGTAATGGAGCGTGACCTATCCGACCGTATCGACGATCTCAAACGGTCTGTGCTACGGCTGAAGAGAGCTTTTGATCGGCAGCGCGAAGATCTTGGCACTCTGACGAGCAAACGCGCTGATGCCCAAGAGCGGGTCGATTTCGCTCGAAGACGCGTTGAGTCCGAATACATGAGGCGCGCAAGGAGGCTTGAGGGCCGCCGAGGCGCGATCAAAGAACGGCGGGGCCTGCTGGTTCGCATCATGGGCATGCCCGGAGAGGTTGAAGCGAAGCTGAAGCAAGCTGATGCGCTGTCGGCCAAGATCAGCGAAATTGAGCGCGATATTCAGACTGAACAAAGACGCTTTGAGGCCGGTCGGCAGAACGTCGATGCGCTAGAGAGAAATTTTCACGCGCTCCTGCGCGCTATCCATTTCCCGGAGATCAAGGAAGATGATCGGGTCGTCCTGAATCAGCGAACTTGGTTCCCGTATATACACCCGAAGGGTAACGAGTCCCTAGCTTGGACATTCAGCGACGCCGGCTCTGGTGGCAAGATGGTCCTGTTCAAAATCTGCTTCGCGCTCGCACTTCACCTGACCGCCGCACAACGACAGTTACCACTTCCAAGGCTGTTAATTATTGATTCCCCGATGAAGAACATCACGCCAGACATCAATCGAGATATATTCGTCCACTTCTATAATGAGCTCTATCGTTTACTAGAGGGAGAGCTGGGGATGTGGCAGTGTATTGTGATTGATCAGACCCTGTTCGAGCCGCCATCTACGCTTAAAGATCATCTTGAGCGACTTTTGACCAAAAACGATCCTGCTCATCCGCCGCTCATTAGCTACTATAGCGGCCACTAGTCACAGCGGTGCCGTTGCCTCCGGCATCGAACGCCCGGTCGATCCGGTGGAACCGGTCGCGGCATTCCCGCTGGACCTAAACGCGTTGATGGCGTTCTGAATCCGCTACTCGACCCGCGTCAAGAAATCCGGCGACGGCTCGACCGTGACCTTGGTCTCCAGCGTGGCATTGCCGACTACCTCGGCCTTGGCCGGCTCGGCTGAGCCAATGCCGGTGGCCTTGCGGATGTCGTCGATTGTCCATTGCGATGCGAGTTGACCTCGGCCGGGCGTGCCGGCTGGCGCGTAGCCGAGACTGGTCATGTCGCCTTCGATCTTCGCGCGCCTGGCATCGTTCATGGCCTTGAGCTGCGCCAGATAGGTCGGATCGCTGTCGCCGTATACAGCGGCAGCCCGTTCCGAATCCTCGATATCGTGCAAGGCGTCGAACTTTTCCGGATGCAGCCCGGCCAGGCTCTTCGTCCGCTCGGTTGCCGGCAAGACATCCCGCCGCGTCGCGATGTCCAGGATCGGCGCCAGCATGGCTGTCATCCGGGTCAGGCCGAACTTCACGCTCCCGGCCGCGCTCTCTCCGCGAAAGATGCTCCCGGCGCCGCTCAAGAGCGACGACGCCGAGTCGGCGCCCACAGCGCCGGCCAACGCGGCACCGAAGCCAAGCTCGGCCGCCGAGCGCAGCGGGTCCTTCTTGGCCCGCTCACTCATGTAGCTCAGTCCGCTCGACAGCCAGTTCATGCCCGTCGTCACCGCGGGCATCAGCGGCGCAGCCGTATTGCCCAGGAGATTGTCGACCTGGGCACCGATTGCCTTCTGCAGCACCTTGGGATCGTGCTGCAGGAAGTCGTCGGCCGCCTCGCCGCCCTTCGCGCCCTTCACGAGCGCGGCATCCTTCTGAATGCGTGCCCGCTGCGTCGCAAAGATGCTCATCATCTGCGCCGTCGTCTGCTGCGAGGCAATCGCTGCGATCACCTCCTGGATCTGCGCGGGGTCCGTCACCCCCTTCTTGGCGAGCGCCGGGATCAGCACGTTGTTGGTCCAGGCGTAAGGGTCGGTCGCGCCAGGCTGCAGATACTCCTGGCCTACGATGCCGCCCGGTTTGACGCCCTTGACGTTGCCCGTCGTCGTCTTGATGATCTTCGATTGATCGAGCAGCCCATAGGTGGCCAGGGCCTCGACAGCCTTGTTCGACATCTTGCCGCCGACGAACTGCGTGTAGAAGCTCGACAGCGCCTTGCCGGCCGAGGAGCCGCCCAGCTCCTGCGCCAGGGTCGGCGCCGTCTTGAGCATGAAATCGTCGCTCAAGGCGTTGGTCGCGGCGCGCCCATATTTGAACATCTCGTAATAGTCGGTCGGCCGCAGCGTGTCGCCGAAGACGTTGATGGCCTTGGCCATGCCGTCGATATAGTGGTTGAACTTGGCCAGATCCTGAGTGACGCCCTTGATCTCCATGCCCTTCACGAGCTTGTCGAAATCCTCGCCCAGCTCCGCGGCGTGCTCGGGATGGGAGCCAAGGGCGACGACGCGCAGCTTCATCAGGGGATCGAGGATGTGAGTCGCCTCCTCGAAGCTGCCGACCACGGAGCGAATATTGCGCGCGGTGTGCATGATCTCCGTCTGAGAGACCGACTTGTAGCGCGCCGAGAGCTTACCTGCGATGTCGTCGGCCTCGGCAATCTCTTGCGCGGACATGCCCGCGGCCGACATCCGCACCTCCTCATGCGCCCGGTCCGAGGCCGCCTGCCCCGTCCGGGCCGCGAGCGCATGCACGGCGCGCGAGCCCTCGTAGGCCGCCGCCGCTCCGGCGGCCATCTTCGCCGCGCCGCCGATTGTCACCGATCCCCGCTGCAGCCGGCTCGCCTGCCGCTCGGCAACCGAGGCCATGCTCATTTGCTTCTGCACATCGCGGTTGAGCGCGTTGGCCGCACGGGCAATGCGGCTGATCTTGTTTGCAACGGCGTCGAAGGCGCCGCCGGTCGCGTCCTTGCCCTTGATGACGGCAGTCGCTTCGAGGATCGTTCCCATCTACTTCCGCCTCTTCCGTAACGCGATCGCCCGACCGGCCCAATAGCCCAGCTCCGAAAACCCCATGCGCCCGCAGGCCTCGGCATCGACGATGCGCTCGACCAGCACGAGGTAATCGCAGATGACGCCTATGGAGTCGGCGTCGCGTCCTCGAAAAAACTCAGCACCCCGTTCTTGACCGCCATGGCGTCGAGGATGGACAGGTTGTTCATGGCGAGCAGCGGATCAGGCTCGACGATCATCCGCTCGGCATAAGCGCGGATCACCTCGTCATTGTCGACCAGCGCCATGCCGCCCTTGGCCTTGACCCAGGTGCGAGGGTCGCCGAGGATCCAGTAGTCAGCACTGGCCGGCTCCTGCAGCACCACGGCGGCAATGCGCCCCTTCGGCCCTTCGATTGGCCGTTTGAGCGGAATGGTCTTTCGTTCGCGTGCCATGCGCCCTCCCCCGATTAGCTGTTGAGCTTCTGGTATTGCGGTCCCCGGATCTCGCAGCCCTCGACCTCGCCGGAAGACAGGTTGACATCGGGCTCACCGACGATCCGCGCCGAGGTGAAGATGTGTGTGCGGCTGTTGTCCTCCTCGACGATAGTGACGTCGAGCGTCTTCCGGATCACGTCGTTCCACACGATGCCGGAGCGATCGCGGAACTTGATCTTGGCGCCGAACAGTTTCGGGCTGGCAGTGAAGCAAGGCGAGCCGTCGCCGTTCGCCTTCGCCTCCACCTTGATGTTGGTCGGCTCGATCGAGATATCGGCATCGCTCGGCGGGAACCGATCCGTGCCAGCGGTGACGGAGATGCGACCGCCGAAATTGCTGTCGCCGGGATCATTGGCCATGCTTGGGGAGCCTCAAAGCTGTTGCGGGATGGGCGCCGAGGAGGACGCGGCTAGACCGCCGCCGCGCCGGACGCGGTCTGATACTGCAGATAGGCCGTGATGTTGGCCGCGAACACGCGCAGCTGGTTGACGACATCGACCGGCAGATAGGCGTTGAGCCGGTTGGCATCGTTCGGGTCGCGCTCGACGTTGACGAATTGCGCAAAGAGGTCGGGCTTCTCCAGTACGCCGAGCGCGACCAGGTCGTTGTAGGCGTGGATCAGCGTGTTGCGCACCGATTTCGGTGTCGCGATCTCGGCCAGGTTGAAGGGGTTGTCGTCCGCGAGCGCCTGCCGCGCATGCTTGTCGGAGACCGCGGTCTTGAAGTAGCGGGCCACGAACATCAGCTGAAACATGGTCTCGACGTCGCGGAACGTGCCGTCAGCGACGCCAGCGGCCGTCCTTTGATACGTGGTCACCAGGCGGTCGATGGCGACCAGGCCGTCGGAGCGCACCTTGCAGCCGGCGATGCCATCGGCATAGAGCGCCTGGCGGTCCGGGATGTCCCACCACAGCGAGCGGTCGCGCGGCGGCAGCACGCCTTGCAGCACCAGCGTCTGCAACGGGCGCGAGACTTCCGGGGCATCGCCGAGATGCGCGCTCGCCATGGCCGCCCCCGCGGCCGCCCACTCCCATTCCGGCGTCGGCGAGCGCTGCGACCCGATCACGGTCACATGCTGGTCGTTGCGGCTGTTGCCGAACGTGACCAACGCCGACAAGGTGCCATACTGCGCCGAGAAGTAATGCCCATACAGCTGCTGAATCGGCGACCAGCGGCCGGCGCTGTCGTTGAAAAAGTCTCTGACAGCATTGAGCGACACCGCGTCCGAGTACGGGCCGGCGAGGAAATCATACTCCTGATCGCCCAGGCTCGCGAGCGGGCCGGCAAGATCAGGAACGCCGTTGCCGCCGGACAGCGGCACCACGGCAGTGTTGGCCGCCGAGAGCACGTTCGCCTCGTCGGTCGCGAACGTCACCTCCTGCCCGTTAAATACCGCCCCCTTGTGCACAGCAGTCACATCGACCTTGCCAGCGGCGGCGCCATCCACGGCGGCCGTGATGGGCAAGCCCACGGCATTGATCGCAGCCGCCGCATTGGCCGCGACAATGCCGGCCGTATCGGAGGCGTTGACCTGAAACGTCACCCGCCGACCCATCACCCACAGGATGCCGGCACCGGTCACGCCCGGCGCCGTAAAGGTGAGCGAGCCGGCCGCAGCCGCACCGGCCGGATCCGCCAACGGCAGCACCCAGATCGGCTGGAACGGCGCATTCAACCGCGCGATGCGATACATCGCCACCAGCATCGAGCCGACGCCGAACACCGCGGCAGCCTCGCGCTCGTTCTGGATCGGACCATACACGACGCCGATGGGCGCCGAACCGGCCGCGAGCTTCTGCCCGATCAACAGCACACGCGGGCTTCCCTGATAGGGCGTGCCGCCCGAGTTGATCTCGGCGTAGAAGAAGGGCACCAGCTCGTTGCCCGGAATGTTGTTGAACAACACCGACATAGTGACGTGACTCCGCGTTTGCACGACGTGGTTGGCGTCGGCAGGGCTTGGATTTTCTCGTTTGATTGGCAGGGCGCCGGACTAGGGCGAGTGCTCAGTTGTCATTCCGATAGCAAGAACCGGGCGGAGGATTGTCCCCTACCCGCGACACGAACGAATCGGCGGCCCCAACGAAGGTCCGAGTTGAGCCAGAAGGAGACGCCCGTCTAATGCCCGATAATGGTCTGCATCCTCGCCTGCAAGGCTTGAGTCAGCGCAGCGCGCCCCTCAGTATTGTTAAGATACCGAACATACCGAAGGTGCCGAAGGTCAAATGGAATATCGTACTCGTTCTGCGTGATCAGGATTACCTCGCGCCCAAGCGTATGAGCGATTCCTGCTTCGTAGAAAACGTTTGGATTTCTGCCGGTGCAGTCACACACGACTATGCGGGACCGGTCGATAAGCGCTACTACATCTTGAATGATCGCCGCATTTTCCCAAATGTCGTCAGCCCGTCTGCAACGAAGCCCGACATTGTCGCATGCTTGACGTATGCTGTCATAGACGGCGTTGAACGCTGCATCGAACGGCATCATTGCTGAAGCAAGGGCCAGCTCGATGTTCTCATGTTCGGGAATTTGATAGACTGTTGGACGCTGACGGCGGGGTCTGACGTTGCCGAGCAAGAAGCGGTAAAGATCTACGTCTTTCACAGCCCAATGGTTCCTCGAAAATTCGAAGTCACGCGGCATGTCGAGTGCCGTACGGTTCGCATAGATCATGCTATTTTTGAGTGGCGGCACGTGGGCGTCGATGGTGTATTCAAATAACACCTCGCTCCCCGCTATTCGTGCTCTGTTAATCTGACCAACATAAGCAATTTCGTCGTTCACCCCTTCCTCCATGAAAAGGCAAGGTAGCGCCGACAGCTCCGGCAAAAGTATGTTGCCGCCTTGCCTAAACCGGTTTGCAATATGATCATCGGTGTACTCGAAGAGCCTACCGACGGGCATAGACCCTCGACCGGTCTCCAAATCGAGCGAACGCATAATCAGATTAAACATTCTTTTTCTCCGTGCGCAGTCAGCCTAGCTGCTGCCTTGATTGAGAATACTATCAAGTTGCACTTGAGATTGTAAGGAATAATCGGTCGCCCCGACGTCGATCGAAAGCAAACGGCTCAAGGTCGGCTGAGGGTCAAGTCCGGACGCCGACGCGGCTGCAGTGGGCTCCACCTCCGCCTGTTGCACTTCGATGACGTCACCGTCGCGAAGCCGGCGCGTCCAATATTGCGACCGCGCTTTCCACTCGCCGCTCGCAGCCAGCGGGGCACCGGTTTTGGGATCGCGCACGCGTACGACGCCGTCCGCCGCGAGCGGCGCCGGCTTCAGAAAGATGTTTCCCATTATCCACCTTGCAGGTTATCGGCGCTGGCCTGCACCGGTCCGGTGCCGGTGACGCCGGATTGCGGAGCCGCCTTGATGGCGACGCTGTCGAGGTTGACGCGGGTCGGCATCACGGACGCGGCACGCGCCATGCCGAGCGCGAGATCGTGCAGATAAGTGGACGGACCGAGCTGCGTCGCGATCGCCTTGAGGGCGAGCGGCAACCGGTCGAAATCCGCGGGCGGTGAGGCCGGCGCCGGATTGTAACAGGCCTCTTTCACGCGGATGCGGCACCGGATCGTCCGGGCCGCGAGGCGGATGTTTTCCTCGCCCGAGCGATGCTTGATGGTCGAGTGCCACTCCTCGAAGGGCAGCTTGACCATTTGGCGGAACAGCGCACCCGTGGGCCCGAAATGCAGCGCGTGATAGATCTGATCTTCGAGCACGCCGAGCGAGGCCTCGACCGCCGCGTCGGTGTCGGCATAGTCGACGATCACCTCGCCGTCCTGGTGAAAGTTGGCGACGACAGAGATTTCGAGAACGAGGTCGACCTCCCCCTTGTAGAAGGCGGGGCCAGCCTGCGCGATCTTGGAGAGCGACGAGTTTTCCGTGAACACGGCAATCAATGGGCGCTTCTCGTCGTCGGTGAGATCATCGAACGGATCGATGCGCGAGTCCGAGACATAGGCGCTGGCGATGGTCGGCCATGGGCCGTTGCTCGCGAGCTGCGCCGAGGGCCGCAGCGCTTCCAGCGCCGTCAGCCGCAGAAATTCGCGCGCCAGCATGGCTAGATCCCATTGAGCGTGAGCCGGACAAAGCCCGGCGTCGAAGGCAGCACCTCGTGAATGCGGAAGCGTCGCCCGGTCGCTTCCTGCGTCACGAGATCGCCGGTGCGCGGGCGCCAGGCCAGGCGCGACAAATCGAGCGAAATATAGGGCCGATCGGTCGAATGCCCGGCGCGCTCCGGCTTGACGCCTGCCTGTGCGAAGGCCCCGGCACCAGCGCGGGCGGCGGACTCGCCGAATGGGCAAAGGACCCCCTCAACGATCGCACGGGCCGGATCCGAAATCAGCGGCGCGTTGCGATCGGTGTCATATTTCATCGGGGCAAAGGTGAAGGGCTCACCTTGGATCCGGTCATGCGTAACCGCCGCAGCGGCGACCGCACGCGCAAACGGTGACGGCATGGTTCCCACTCCGGTTGAATATTTCCGTCATGCGCGGACTTGGCCCGCGCATCCACGTCTCTCTTATCGAGGTGCACCGAAGGAATGACCGGGACGCGTTCCCGCTTATGACGCCAACTTGGCCAAAGCTACAGCTTGGTTTGATCGATGCATTCGAATTCAGAACCACGTCCGCTCTCCTGGGCGGTCCGTTTTAGCGCAAACCGTACCGTCGGGAGAAATTGACGTCTCAGTTGGGCCAACAGGCGACATTCAAGACGGAAGGGTCGGCACCTGCATCGGTCAACGCACTGTTCCCGAAGCGTCTGACATAAACGCATCCAAAGAAGCCGGCTTTGGCTTGAACTGATAATCTGCCGGATCTAGCGGCTTCATCGGGGCCACGTTTGTCAATCTCAGATCACCAATTAGACGTTCCACAAGCCATGTGAATGTTTCGAAGATGATCATCCACGCGCGGGCGCTTGCGACATAGTCCGGGTCAACTTGCGAGCCGCTCCAAAAATTGTGGAAACGATGAACGTGAGCAGGAAGGGATTCACCGGAGATTTGACTAATCAATCTGGAAACACGATACGCCGCATTGTCGATGTAGTACTCACACATCCAATACTTTGTGCGCCTATCATCACCAAACAAGACCGAATTAGAGGAGAGCACTGTGCACAAAAGGTCGTGCGCATGTTCGACCTTAGAATCGCCCTTTTTGCCGCTTTCCCCAGCGGTCTGCGGACTGATAGCCATGCTTGCTAGAAAGGCCGCACGCCACAGCGAGAAGCCTATTCCCGTTAGTTCGCCGAATCTTGTCGGGTTAGTTCCTACGCCTATTCCTTGCGCAAGACCGCATTGTTGCAGGTTGAGGACCGCTGTTTGAATAGCGTTGCGTGCATCGATCGACCACAACAGAAACGGAACATCAAGATTCTCTGCCATTGAATCCTCTGACACTGAGAGTCTTGGCCAAACAGCCAATGTGATTTCGACGTCGATTGCTTCGATGGCAAAGCCACGCTTAAAGCGAGGCGCCCGAAGCCCATCGGCTCAGCATGGCAGATTTTGGCGACCGGGCCAACGTCCGCCGAGGGTCAAAACAAGACCTGCCTTCCCACACCCGCTCTTGGGCCTACCCGACCCTACGATCGATAATCACGGTCCCCGTTACGTCACCAGCCTGGGCGGCATCGCCGGCCAGGCCGACGCGGGTGTTGCCATTTGTGGTCTTGGTGAAATTGAGCGCGGTGGCGTCCCAATACAGCGGATCTCCGAGCGCCCAGGCTGTGCCAGCCGCCTTTGGCTGATCGGCAAACACGCCCTCGCGGACGATGGCGACGGTATCGCCGGGATTGGAGTCGTTCATGGCGACGCCGAACAACGCGCCGATCAGGACCGGGAGGCCGCGATTGGTGCCGCCGGCCGGCGAGACGATGTCGATCGTATCGCCCTCGTGACGATAGGTCTGCATGGGAGGTTCTCACTTGCTGTGCTGGACAAGACGAATGGCCGGCGCCCGATACGCTGGCCGCATGTGGTCGAGGCGCCGGGTTAATTGCCGGCGTTCTTGAGCATGCCGCGCCAGTCGATCGCCTTGGCGGCGAAGTCGAGCCGGCCCTTGATCTCAATGCCGTCGACCTCGAAGCCGAGCCGGCTCTCGGTGTAGAGCCCCTCCTCGCCTTCGAGATAGGCGTATTCGATGGTGTCGATGGTCGACGGGTCGGCGAAGACGTACCAGGCATTGCCGGACAGCCGCGCCTCGGTGATCTGCAGCAACGAGCCGGCGAACGGGTTCACCTGGGCATTCTGCGTCGGGTACAGGGTCGTCGCCAGAAACTGCTGGCACTCGGTTTCCTTGTCCGGCGACACCACGATATAGGCCGGGGTCAGGTTCAGCGGCTCGGCATCGGCTGCCTTCAGCGCCAGACCCTTTTGCTTGCGCATCAGCGACCGCGCCTCGTTGAGCGAGGCAATCGCGATCGCCGCGGCCGTGCCGACGTTGCCGTGCTTGGCATCGAAGAGCGCGACGCCGTCGCCCATCTGCGGGTTGTTGAGGATGATTGCCCAGAACAGCGAGGACTCGGTTTCCGCCGCAGCACGCCCGAGCAGCATCGGCAGGCGATCGAAGGCGCCGAGATCGTCGTTGATCAGGGATTGCCGGGTGATCGCGACGATGCGGCCATATGTGGCGAGCGCATACTGCTCCTTGCCGTCGCCGAGCGCGGCATGCTGGTACTCGCCGCCTTCCGCGATCTTCTTGAACTGCGGCAGGTTGGAGAGCTGCACAATGGCCCGGGCCTTGAAGTCCGGCGCATTGTTCTGGCGCGACAGGTTCTTCCAGTGCTGCGGCGCGACCTGATAGGCCATGCGCAGCCGCTTCGAGACGACGTTGGCGAGGATCGCCGGAAAGTCCGTCGTCGCCATCATGCCGCCAGCGCGGAGGCCGGTGTCGAGCCCGAGCAGACGCGTCGCCAGCTCCATCTTGCCAAGGCCGCGCAGGCGCTGGCCGGTGGTCTGCTCGAAATAGACCCGGCCCATCTCCATCAGCGACATGCCGCGCCACTCCCGCGCGGCGTCGTCGAGCTGCACGGCCTGGGGATTGGCGCGATGCAGGATCGCGTTCTCCAGCGCGGCACGCATGGTGTCGCGCTCGTCGGTGATCACCTGTACGCGCGCCGAGATCGGGGTGTCAGCGGCGCGGGCCGCGATCGCGTTGAGCACGGCCGAGCGGACCGCATCGACCGCCGTGCCGGCGTTGATGTGGCCCGCGGCGAAGTCCGCCGGCATGGCGTGGCGCAGAGCAAGCGTGGTGATCTCGGCGACGCGGGCGCGCTCGGCTTCGACCGCGCTGCGCACGGCGCCATCGGTCGCGGCTGGCTCGGCGATCGCGGCCACCGGCGCCGCGCGGGTTTCGGTCACGGCCGCGCTCGTGCCGGCAATGGTCTCAGGCTCCATCGTGGACTCCTTGGGAACGGGCGCTGCCCGCGTGATGATGATGGGAAAGGTCTCGTCGGCCCCGCGCACCTGGGCGCCGGCATCCGCCGGAATGGTGACGAAGGACACTTCGAAGGGCGTCCAACGGGTGGCGATGCGCTTTTCGACATCGCCCTTCTTCTGCGGCTCCTCGACGCGGACCTCGTCGATCGCGTAGCCGACCGAGACGTTGCGGATGATCTTCTCATCCACCATCGCGAACATGCGATCGGCCGCCTCATCGACGCCCTTGCTCGGGAAGCGGATCCGCGCCCGCCCCTCGCCGCCGTCGATCCATGCCTTTTCGATCACGCCAACTTGGGATGCGGTGCGATAGGCCGAATGGCTGTCGAGCGCCGGCGCCCCGGCATTGAGCCTGGTCAGGTTGACGGCCGCGCGAGACACTTCGAGGATCTCGTCGAACGGCACCGACGTGTCCCAGCCGGTCCACCGCCGCCGCCGCACGGCCGCACCTGTCGTGAAGGTGACCTCGACGGTACGGGCAGCCGCATCGACCGATGCCACGGGCTGCTCGCGCGTCTGCATCGGCAGCGCCGCCGGATCACTTGCCGGGCTTGCCGCCGGATTTGGTGTCGACATTGGTATTGACCTCGGTTTCGGACTCGTTGCGCGCGCCGCCTTTGGTCGAGGCGAGCGCGGCGCGCGGATCGGTGTCGAGAACGATCTTTCGCTTGTCGATCTCCTTGAACCACGCCTCGATCTCATCGAGTTGGGTGTCGGGATCGATACCCCAGGCGAGCACGAACTGCGCCCAGGTCATGCGGCCGGAGCGCACCGCGAGGATATCAGCCTGCATCTCTTTCATCGGATCAATCGGCTCATTGGCCGGCATGATCCATTCGACGGGATAGCCGCCATCCCGGCGCGGCAGGATGCCCGTATCCTGCGCCAGGCCGACCCAGACCTCCCACAGCGGATCGAGCAGCATCGCGACGATGGTCAGATGCTGAAACTGCTCGATGATGCGCCGAAACTCGATCTTGCCAGCCTTGAGCGAGGAGAAGTTCGCCCGCGTCAGATCGCCGGTGAGCTGGTCATAGGTAAGGCCCGCACCGGCGGCGAGCGCCTGGAACGTCGTGCGCAACACGCTGTCGAACTGCATCGACGACGACGGCGAGATCGCCTGCACCTCCTCGCCCTGTTCGAGATAGGCGACCATGCCTGGCGCGAAATTCTCGATGCGCCGCTGCTGACCGACAACGCCCGCCTGCTGCGTTGCCTGCGCCAAGGTGCGCGCCGAGCTCGTGGTCTTGACGAAGGCGGCGAGACAGGCCTCGATCCGCGACTTGACGACGATCGCCTCCTGCAGATCGGCGACGTCGCGGCCCGTGAGCATGACCGGCGCGAGCCAAGGCACGCCGCGCCCCTGCCCGATCCGCTCCTTGCGATAGGCGTGCAGCATCTCGCGCGCCGGGATGCGCACCGATGCCGACGGCATCACCAAGCCGCGGGCGCCGGGATGCACCGGGAAGATCCAATAGGCGCGTCGCTTGCCGTTGAGATCGTATTCGATGCCTTGATCGACGACGACGCCCTCGGTATCGACGGCATTGGCCGCCGGCCGCTCGGTCATCAGCACCTGGTCGCGCGAGGCGTCGAGATGATCCGGCTCGAGCAATTGGATTTCGAGCGGCACGATGCCACGCCCAACACTGTTCGGCGCCACCGACACCAGCCGCGCCAGCACCTCGCCGGACTCGACGATGCAGCCGGCCGCCAGCGCCAGAAGGCCGTCAAAGTTGAGCTGTCCCTCGCGGTCGCATTGTTTCGACCATTTGCGCCAGGCCGCCTTGACCCTGCGGTCGAGCGCCTTGTTGCCGGTATTCGGCTTCGGCAGGATGCCGGTGCCGACCGCGTGCGCAGTTGTCACCGACTTGATGCGGGTGCCCCACCAGGTGTTGCGGACGAGGTCGCGCGAGCGCGCCCGCAAACGATGCAGCGCTGCCTTGGTCTCGACATTGGCCGAGGCGTTGGTCGCGCGCCAGGTGTCGGTTCGCCGGCCGCCCATGGCGCCGTCATAGTGGCGCACCTGGTCGAGGCTGACCCGAGCGGCAGCCCGACGCAGGCCGGCCGTCGGCGCGAAGAACGCGACGACGCGATCGAGCACATTCATGTTGGAAGCCTCAATCGCGGCAATGCCGGATATAGGACACGCGCGGCGGCGTCGCCGAGGGCGACACCTCTTTGACCATGTCGTCAAGCGTCGCGATCATCTCCGCCCGCGAGCGATATTCGACCTCACGGCTATCCGGCCCCGAGCCGAACTTGACCCGCCGCGCCCCCGTCGCGATCGCCGCCTTGAGCGCGTCGATGTCGTCCTGCGTATAGGCCATCGCGCATCACCGCCGGCTGATGATCTTCGCCACGTTCTCGAAGCCGCGCTTGGCGAAATAGAAGCTGACGATGAGGTTGGACGTCGTCGCCGCGAAGCCAGCGAGCGGGTCCGTGGTGCCGAGCCCGAGCACTTTGTCGTAGATCAGGAGCTTGCCGAGATACGCCGCCACGAAATAGCCCATCAGCTTGTCGGGCTCATACCAGCGGCCAAGCTCGGCGATCCGATATTGCGCGATCGCGTTGGTCTCGGCCGTCTGGGCGGCGATCTCGGCTGCCGCGAGATCAGCAGCGGTCTTGGCGTCGGTCACCCCCGCCGCGACCCTGGCCTTGTAAGCCTCGATCAGCCCCTTGATAACTGGGCCGCCAAGGAAACTGAGGATTGCCATCCACATCAGGTCACGCCCTGAGCAGCGAGCGCAGGCGGGCTGCGATGGTGATCGCGGAGATGCTGGCCAGAATATAGCCGAGGATCTTCGGATTGCTCTGTAGGACCTCCGTGACCTTGTCCTTGAGATCGGCATCGCCGATAGCCGGCGCGACCTTGTCGAGCAGCGCCAGCGCGGAGCCGATGCCGCCGAGCACATAGCCCCAGAGGACCGTGATCGACTTGCCGCAGATGGCCCAGACCTTGGCCCAGAAGCCATCCGCCTCGGCGTAGAAGGTCTGGAACGCCGGCATGCGATGCAGGATCGGCCGCAGCAGCAGCGCATAGGCCGCGACCAGGCCAGGAACGACTGCGAGCAGGAAAAGGACGTTGCCGAACATAAAGGGCTAACTCCGCTTGAAGGTGAGGATGACGTTCCGGACCAGGCTCGCGACCAGATCACCGATAGAGCCTTTGGCCGGATGGGTGATCGAAGGCAGCCGCGGCGGCGTCGCAGCCGAGGGCAGCACCACTGATGGGACCGACGTGGTGGTTGGAAAGATCGAGGCGTCCAGCACCTTCATGGCCAGCAACAACCCGGCGCAGCCGAGCTGCTTGTCGACGACATCGGGATCATAGACGCCATCACGGACATATTTGCCGGACCGATACTGATCCGTGCCCGCCCAAATATAGGGCGACGGCACGCCGCGCCGCGCATAACCCAGCCCGTTGTACTCTTCGAGCAGCGTCAAGGTGCCTCCGATCGACCAGTCCTTCCAGCGCGCGGCATAGGGCGCGCAATTGACCAGCGCATCGACCGCCGCGTCTTCCCAGCTCTTGAACGGTCCGCGTCCAGCGGGGACGTGCACAGAAACACGGTCCCATGGATCACCTTGCGCGAGCGAGGCAGTCCAAGATTGGCTGCTCTCGCGCTCGTGGATGACCGCGATGACGCACCAAGGCACGCCGGTCTGCGCCGATACGACCTGATAGCGAGCCTTACTGGCGGCCACGCGACGGGCGACAGCAGAGAAGTCGCGCATTGGCGCCGCGCGCTGCCAGCGTGCGAGATTGTCCGCCTTCAAGGCGGCGAGATCGACAGTCATGGAAGGCACCAAAAGAAAAAGCCGCCCCGGAGGGCGGCGGCTATGACGAGAAAGGACGGAGATCAGAGGTAGCGAAGCGCCACTCCATTTTGTGTCGTACTAACGTCACTCCACTCCGGCGATGCGGCGAAGCGTTTGAGTATCTGCACAAACCGCTATCGGAAGTTGACGACGCGAAGTCGCATTGCCTCTGCGCCAGTAGATCAGAACCATAATTTTCGTCTTGCCCAAGGCCTCGATAGCTACTCCGCCCTGATATTTTGGCATCAAGATGAGCTCGCTGCTCTCTGTCGGCTTCAGCATAAACGGCTTCAACATGCCTTCCTGGAGCTGGCCTCGAAGCAGGTTGCCGGTGTCGAAATCCACCGAGAGAAAGTAGACACCGCGCCGCTCGCTGGCGCCGCTGATGACCACATCGTATTCCGTCGTGTTTTTGATGCGGATTGCAAGCAGCTTCCGGCCATCACGCTCGGTGGTAGTGAGCGATGCGGTCGGACGCCCCTTAGAAAAGCGATCTCGCAACGCCAACAGGCCGCCAATCATACCTATGATGCCGCCGATGGTACCAACGACGGCACCAACAATGGTGAACCAGTTCATTCACCCCTCCTCGTTCTCCACGGCGGAGGTTGTAACAGGTCGCCGGCTCGCGTCCATCTGTTCCGTTGAACACGGGACCGCAGCCATCGAGGCGATTTGTGCTCCCTGCCGTGCACCCGGCGCCCTATCGGCTCAACCATCCAGTAGTGTTGCGACCGATCCAGCCAGAGCCCCGCGACTCATCCTGCAATTGCGCGGTCGGGGTACTGTTGCTGGCATTTGCCGGCGCAGCCGGCGGCTCAACCGGCAGTGGATCGGTCGCGCCGGTGGACGTCACCTCTCTCGCGACAGGTGCCCTCTCGTCCAGCGCGAAGGCCACCGCAATCTGCACCGCGAGCGGTCGCGGCGCGAACAGATCGCCTTGCGTGATCGCAGGCGCCCGTTCACGCGCCAGGACCTTCCATTCGTCCTCCGTCATCGACGACAGGCCGAGATGATCGGCGATTGCCATGTTGTAGACCCGGCAATCGAGGAAATGGTTTTCCTGCGTGCCGCGCGGGCGCCAACCTCGAGTCATCCGCCCACGCGAGCGGATTTCGGCGAGGTACTCGGCCGTCACCTGCTTGAAATAGACCTCGTCCAGGAACTTGCCGAAATGGCAGTAGCCGGGCGGATCGACCTCGCGCCCCGCTGATTTGCCCTCGCGTCGCAGATCCTCGTACCAATGCCCTTTCAGCGACCAGGTGCCGACCGGCCAGAGCTTCACAAAGCCGAGCTTGCGGCCGTTGAGGTCGATATCCTTGACGCTTGGCGTGCCCATCGCCGGCAGGTGCCAGCCGTCGCGGCCGTCGACCGCATAGGCATTGTGGCGGGTTGTGCACCAGAGATAGACGACATGCGAGCGGAATCCGGAGTCGACGGCGAAGCCGTCAACGCGCCGCCTGCCGCCGAAGGCGTCGGGCCACTCGCGGTCATACAGCTCGGCGAGCTTCAGGAACGCGCCGGCATTGGCGTTGGTGGTGTCGCCTTCCAGAACATCGACGTAGACCACCCATGACTCGCGGTTCGGCGCCCAGGCGACCACCTCGACATAGATGCCGTTCATCTGCACGTCGGCGGCGGCCGTCAGCATCAGGCCGCGCGGCGGGATGCGCCCGCGTGGATAATCCTCGCGCCGCTCCATCAGCCGGACGTGGTCGGGCGCATCGCCCTTGATCTCGAAGGCCTCACCGAGCGTGAGGTTGTAGAAGGCCTTGAGCTTCGCCGGGTCGCCCTGCGCATTGAGCCAGCGCTCGGCGATCTTGTCCCAGGGCACGAAGGGCGAGGACATCGCGTCGATATGATACGACGGAAACCGCCCCGGTCCCGGCGCGGTCGCGACCCACGCACCTGATCGCACCAGTTCGTTCTTCTCGTGGCCCTCGATCACCACCCCGCAGCACGGCGTAATGTAGTGGGCCTGGTAGGGATAGGCCTCGCTGAAGCGGAATTGCGGCCCGAACCGGAACGGAAAGGCGCCGCCACAATGCCGGCAGGTGACGTGCCAATAGCGCTGGTCGCCGGCATTGAACTGCTCGTCGATGTAGCAGGCGCCCTTGACCGTGGGCGTCGAGATGTTGACCTCTTTCCAGTCGCCGGTCGCCAGAAATGACTCGTAGCGCGCTTCGATCATGGTGTGCGGCGAACCCTGGCCGTCGAGATCGGCAGGATATTCGCTCGCCTCGTCCTTGATGATCTTGCGCTTGGTCTTGGAGCGCAGATCGGCGGTCGAGTTGGCGATCGCGAGCGCCATCGAGCCGCCCGGATAGCGCTTGAGGTAAGTCGTCGAGCCCTCGCCCGAGCGCGACACCTGCGGTTTGACCCTGGCTTTCAGCGCAGCGGACTGCTCGATCGCCGGATTGAGCTTGTCGGCGATGAAATCGGCCAGCGCACCATCGGTTGGCTGCACCAGCAGGATTCCGCCTGACGGGTCGGTGTCGATCGAGGAGCCGACGATCGCGATCGCCATCACCGTGAAGCCGGTCTGCGCGCTCTTCCGGATCACCTCCTTGTTGACCGCAGAGTCCGGTCCGCTGTTGTTCAAGGGCTCGACGACGTAAGGCGTCAGCGCCGGGTCCCATTTCTCGTTGGCGCGCGGCCCGTCCGGCACGATCAGGTTCTGCGCGGCCCACTCCGCCGGCAGGACCTTGCGCGGCGGTGCGACCAGCGATCGGATCTCGGCGACGAACAGCGCGACGCCGGAATTCTTGAAGTGCAACATTGTCCGGCCTGGTTATGCCGGCTCGCTCGCCTCTTCCGGCTCGATCATGGATGGCTGCGCGGTCGCCTCGATCGCGCCCATGGCCTCGGCGATCGCCGCGCGAATGTCGCGCGCGACGTCCTTGAGCGCAGCACGCGCGCCCTGCGCGCCATCCCGGACGACGGCTGCGGCCACGGTCTCGGCGGATGTCGGCAGGCGGTCGACAATCCGGATGATGGCCTCGGCGGCCTGCATGCCCGCCTCCCTCACCTCGGCGACCGGCACCAGTCGACCGAGCCGTTCCTCGAGGTCGAGGAACTTCAGATCAGCCGCATACTGCGCCGCGCGCGCCTGGTGATCGCGCAGCACCGGCGAGGCCGGCATCTCCCAGGCGTCGATTTCCGCGCGCGTCTCGGCAGCACCCTCCTTCACGGCGTCGCCGACCTCACCAACCGCCCGATCGAACTGCGCGAGGTTCACGAGCTTGGTCCCGTTCGGCCCCGGCCGAGTCTCAAGCCGGCCCTCGCCGACCAGAGCATCGACCCGCTTAGCAATCGCCTGCCGCGACTTCCCCTTCTGCCGCGCAATCTCAGAGACGGACAGCCACAGCCCAGCATCAAGAGCGAGGAGCCCATCCATGCGTGTCAACCTGTCAACCGTGTCAACCCAGATTCCAACTTTTGCGGCTGGCGAATTTCCGGGGCGCGCTTGGGCCGTGCGCGGCCGGGGGTGGGGAAGGACCCGCGGCCCCCTACGCATGGCCGCCGAGAATGGCAGCGATCTCATGCTGCAGCCTGGCCGGCAGGATGGTCGCGACCGACTGGAGGAAGGTTTGCTTGGTCACGCCCGAGATCATCTCAGTCGGGATGAATAGGCCAGATCGCTGTCTCTCAATCGGAACACGGCCAGCGCCCGTGCGCTTGAAGACCTGGCCGCCGAGGTCGAGGGCGACCCGATGCGGAAAGCGTCCGCCCTTGATGAATGCGCCTGCAAACACCCGGCGATGATTCCACGGCGCAGCGGAGACACCTTTGCGCGTCTCCCGTGCGCCCAAGTATTTGAGCGACACATCGCCGCCGCGCGACTTGAGCGTATAGGTCGAGCCGCCCGGCTTCTTTTTCACGGCCCGCACGATGACCGGCCGCTTCAATCCGGTCTGCGCCGTCAGCGATCGCACCACGCGGGTGGCCGTCATATCGCCGGTCCGGCGCACGGCGCGGCCGATCGCAGCCGGCGCCTTCTGCTCGGCCAGCTTGAACAGCTCGGCCAGGTGCTCGACCTGCGACGCGTCGATTTCGAGCGTCGAGAACGCCATCGCTATCGTCCCTTGAGACTTGCCCGCAAGCTCGCCAGCCGTTCGACCGCAGCGCTGCGCAATGAGCCAGAGCGCGCGTCCTCGATCAGCGTGCGCGAGACATAGGCGGCCGACTGAGCGGCGCTCTTGGCATCACCGCGGATAGCGGCAGACACGCCACGCACGATCGCTTGCTTCCGTTCGTTGCAGCGGCAGCCCATGGCATCCCCTCGGAATGGCAATCGCCACACCAGCGCCGCTTAGCTCGCGGGTGATCACAAACGCGGTTGCTCGGTGCGAGAGCGCGCGGTGTGGCGATGTTCGAATTTGATGGCGGCAGACTTGCGCAAAGCAAAAGCCCGATCTCGCTACGAGACCGGGCTTACAAGGCTCCGCTTCAGGCCGAAATCTCGGCCTTGCGCATCGGATGTTCCGACTTGATCCCGTTGTTGCGGCAGAGTCCGCTATACCGGTTCAATCTGGTTCGCCGTCGTATGGACGCGAACCGTGCGCTGCATGATTTCGACCAGTATGGTGAGTCGGCCCTTGTCGTCAACGTCAGCAACGGTGCCACTGAACCCGCCGAGCACATCAGCGAGCAGGAATTTCACGTCCTGCCCGATCTGCGGAAGCCAGGACGGAGCTTCGCTCTTGCGCCTTCGCGCGAAAAACCTCTCGCGCTCCCGCGTCTCGATCGCCTGAACCACCTGCATGCCGAGCGGCCGGATCACGGCAGGACGTTCCCCGAACATCAGGAACGGTCGCGACTGCATGCCCGGCGCAGTCCGGATCAGCGGCAGCATGCGTCCGACGACATCCTCGGCGACGAATAGCATGCGCGGAAACAGCGGGAACGCGACATCCGGCCGGTCGAGACGCTGCGCATAGGCCGTCGCCGAGACACGCGCCGCACGAAAGATCGTCGGCAAATAGAACGGCACACGGCGAATGCCGAGATTGGCCTGCGCCGTCAGCTCGCGCTTCGGCTCCGCGAGCAACACGAAATAGCACTGGTCTGGTCTCGGTTCGACACTGTCCGATTGCGCGCGCATCGCCATCCCCTATCTGAAATCCGCCACATCCCCATCGTCGACATCAGGCCGCACGGGCGGCCCGGTCGCGATGCTGCAAAGCTCGCCATTGACCTTCGGCGGCCACGGCCATGGCGCGCGAGAGCCCGCCCGGAAATGCCGGCGCACGACACGCTCGGCGAAGAACGCCTTGACGAAGCCCTCCCAGGCGCCAGCCTGCTGGTGGCTCAGATCAATCCATTCCGCCGGCTTCGGCGCGCTGGCGAGCGCCAGCAATTGCGCCGTCACGCCGTGCGGAAAGCTGACCGACCCGTCGGCGGCCCTGCGGTAGATCTTGCGAAACGCCTCGCTGCGTCCGACCAGGTCGTGCAGAGCCTCGATCGCCTTGGCCTCGGCGCTGTCGCCGGGGTGAACCTTCGCAATCGGGGTGGCCTCGGCCTGCGTCAGCAGCTCCCATCGGCGCTCTTCGAGGTAGCGCCATCCCGCCGGAACCGTCTTGCGCCCGAGCCGTTGCAGGTGGTCGAGGAACGGTCCGACGCCATCCAGCGCGGCCTTCTGCTGCGCCTCGCTCAGCGCAGCCGCGGCATAGGCGATGCGATGGCGATCATCGGCGAAGGCGGACGGCCAGCGTTGCTCGAATGCGGCGATGAACTTCGCGTTTCGGTCGCGTGCGCGCGCGTCTCTCTCCCGTTCAATAAGGGGACGTTCTAAGGGGTCGTTCTTGGTGCCCACGTATGTGTGGGCACCCGTGCCCACACATGGCTGGGCACCCGGGTGCCCGCCTGGCTGGGCACCCCCCTGCCCACCGGTGGGCACCCCCTCCCCTTCGGATGCGCTTTCTGCATGGCTGTCGTCATCATCGCCATCCGGATCGACGTTCGATTGGGATTCCCAATCGTCGCGATCGAGCACGACGCGATACATGTAGCTGTTCGACGGCTGCCCGGCTTCGCTGCTCCACGGTGGCCGCTTCTTTTCGACCCAGCCGGCATCGACCAGCCGTTCGAGCGAACGCTGCACCGAGGCGCGCCCGCAGCCGAGCTGCGCCGCCATCTTGACCTGGCTGCGCCGGCACCATCCGGCTTTGTCGATGTGGCAACCGAGCAGAGCCAGCACCTGCAGGTCGCGGGGCTCCAGCGAGCGATCGAAGATCGCCCCGGCCGGCATGATGGAAAGGCGAGGATGGCTCACTGCAGCTTGTCCTGCGTCCTGGAGAGAAGAAAACTCATGAGTGCCGGCCACTCATCTGTTCGAGTGCCGAAAACCCCGGCGGCGGGTCACCGAGCAGCGCGGAGACCGCGTCTTGTCTGGCGCGCGCGTCTGCGAGCCGGACGGACTCGGCCGACGGCACGAACGGCTTGGTACGATCGGCAGGACGAGTGTTCGCCGAGAAGCCAGCGCCGAAATCACGCCAACGCATCTTGACCGCTGTTTCAGTCCGGCCGATCGCAGCGGCGATCATGCGAAAGACTTGCGCTCGCGCGCTGCTGCAAACCGCGCCATTGCTGCCGGGACGGACCTCAGCATTCCAGATGCTCGCGGCGCGCGCGGCCTCGACTTCCGTCCAGGGCCGCGATGTGTGAGTAGCGTTCGGTTTGCGTTTGGTCATCATTGTCGCCCTTGCAGGGCGGTTGGCGAGACGCGTCACCCCCTGCTCTCGCCTGCTCATTCCGCGCATCACAGGACGGCGTTCTGCAGTCCTGATCGATGCGCTCCTCGTCGCGCCAGTATTCCGTCCAGTAGACCGGGCGGCCGGCTTCCCATTCCTGCCGCGCGACCTTCACGATGTCGCAGCGAGCGCATTGCTGCTCGGTCTTGTGGGCGAAGCGGACCTTGATGCCCCAGCGATGCCGTGGCGAATTCATGAGATGATCCCGCGGCGATATTCGATCGGCATGCCGACGAACTCGGCCATGCGAATGCCGGCCGCCATGCCCTCCGAGATGCCGCGGTCGACGTAGACGACGACGGCGTCGGCGAGATGCAGCCAGGCGTGCCCGGCATTGATGCCGTGCGCGCGTTCGCGATCATCGTTGTCGTCGAGAACGGCAGGCTGCGTGTAGAGCAGGTGCGAGGCGAGCGGCGCCTCGCCGCGCAGCAGCGCATCCCGCACGCAGGCCCGCGCATAAGCGAGGTTACCCGCGACGTCGCCGGCATAGGGCGACTCGAGAATGACGCGGCGCATCTGGCGCGGCGTGAGCGTTTGATGCCTGGGAATATCGGTCATCTCAAATGCCGGCTCGTTGAGCGGTACGCCGCAGGAACGGCGGAATATCCAGGGGATGCGGTGCCGAATGACTCCGGTCCTCGTCGCGCGCTCGGGACAAGACTTCGGCCTTCGCCGGGACCCGGACTTCGGCGGATGCTGGCGCGGGCACACTTACTAGCGGCGTCGGCTCTACCGTGATCACGGGCGCCTGGTTGCCCCACACGGCCCAGCCCGGCCGCCCGCGCCGGGCGTTGAACTCGACCTTCGGCGTGTTCGGCCAGTGGAATTCGATGATCTCATGCAGATTGTCGGGCTTCTCGCTGTGCGCGCCGACAGGCGCCGAGAAGGTGCTGCGGAAATGCGCCGTCGCGGGTGGCACCACCTTGCCGCGCACGCCGACCAGGACGAGCTCATGTTCGCCGGTGAACCAGTAGCCGGGACCGCGCGCATTGCCGGCGCGTTGCTTGTTCCAGGCGAGATTGGTGACGTAGCGGAAGCCCTGCAGCTCCATCACCTTGATCGCGATCGCCAGATGCGGCCCCGTCGTCCATTTGAACAGGATGCAGTCATCGGCCAAGCAGGCGAAGCGCTCGGCGCAGCGGGCGATGATCTCCTCCGGCGTGTGCGCGTCCTCGGCTGTCTCGTAGTGCATCGAGGGATGCCGCTCGGTCCCGGTCTCGCGCGACCAGGCCTCGTGGTCCCATTCGAAATCCTCGATCGCGACACCGTATTTGTCAGGAAGCGCCTGGATCTTGCGGCCGAGATTCGTCTCGCGTTCGGCGCGCCGCTCCTTCTTGGCATCGATCTTTTCCTTGCGGATCTCGCGGATGACAGGCGCCAGCGCTTTCTTGGTCTCCGGCGTCAACTTGCCTTCGGCATCCCGCGGCAGTGATGCGATGATCTCGGCCTGGCGCTCGACCGGCTGCGCCGCGATCTCGGCCGCAGCGGCGACGGACACCCTGCCCTGTTCGACAGCCTGCGAGATCTCCGGCGCCGCATGCGCAATGACCGCACGTGCGCGGTCGATGCCGGCGACGTCCGATTGCGTCATCCTGGCCGCCTGCTCGCGGCTAATGTTTGCAATTTGCGAAGTTTCCGCCGCCGGGCGGCCCTGCTTCAAGGTGACCAGCTTGGCGCCGACCATACGGCGTTGGTCGTCGGTCAGATGCCGGCGCCGGAAATTCTTGGACAGGACGTAGTCAAGCGGATTGCCATCATTCGCGGGACGAAACTGCCTGAAAAGGACGCTAGTCTCCGGGTCGAGCTGCGCCAGCGGCAGCGGCTTGCCGTGCAGATCGACGGCGCCCCAACCATCGCCGAGCGCTTCCCCGGTCGACATGATCCACACCAGGGCGCGATACCGGTTGCGACCGTCGAGAATGGCGCCATCGAGCAGGTCGATCCGATCGGCCAATCCGGTTATCCGGATGTCTTCCGCGAAGTCGTAGAACTCCTGCCCCTCGATCAGCGGAAACAGGTCGGCATAGGGGTGAACGGACAACGTCACGGCTGCCCCTCCACCTGATCGATATGCAGCGCGATCGCGTCGGCCGTGACGGCCGTGAGCTTCTCGCCATGCGCCAGGCAAAAGGCGGCAAGCGTCGCGGCGACATACGCCGGCACAAACACCGCGACGCCTTGGTGGCCGAAGCCGGACAGCGGGCCGCCGGGCATCATCGCGCTCAACTCGCCGCGCTCGATCAACGCATGGATGAGCCGGTTGGCGTTGTTCGGATTGCAACCAAGCTTGGCCGCGAGCACGCGCCTGGACGGCATCACGCCATGCAAGGACACATGCTCGGTGATCGCCCGCAACGCCTCTGCCATCCGCGGCGTCAAGCCAATCCCCGAGGAAACAACCGTGTCGGTCAAAACGGCACCTCCTCCAATTCCCGCACTGGGCCGAGCGCCGCGACCAGGTCGCGCACGATGCCGTCCAGCGGCGGGATCTCGTCGCGCCGGAAGCGGTTGCTGCAGTTCTGCTTGTGGGTCGCCCAGCGCAGATTGGCGCGGCGATTGTCGAGCGTCTGGCCGTTGATGTGGTCGACGTAGTGCGTCGCCATGAAACGGTCCGAGCGCGCCTCGGCCTCGATCATGATCTCGCGGTGCATCCGCAACGTGGCGCGCGACGGCCCGACGTTGCGCTTGGCATATTTCTGCCAGGGCGTCCGCGAACCCCAGGACACGTTCCAGATCGTCTCCGACAGCCAGTAATGATCTTCGGCATCGACCAGGCACCAGATGTTGTCGCGCGCCGACAACATGATCCGCCGCCACGGCGTCCAGCTCAGGTCGATCAGATCGGCGGTCTCGATCTCGATCCGCTGGCGCGCCTCAGCGATATCAGCGCGGATCATGAGGCCTTCCGCTTGTTCATGAAGTCCTGGAACAGCGGCGGTACGTAGTCCTCAGCGAAGGACTGACCGTCCGCCGTCCGCCACAGCCGCATCGGTTGCCCACCGACGCTGGCGATGATCTCACCGTTGACCGGGATCAGAAGCTGCAGCGCCTCGATCACCTGCTCGCGGCCGACACCATCCTGCGTCAGCCGCCGCACCTGGACGTGCAGCGGATGCTCGGCCGTCATGCCGAGCGCGTGCATGTAGATGTCGTCGACCGACTCCGCCTCGGCCAGCTCGTTCGGATCCTTCTGCCGCCGCTTGACGATGCGGCGCATCGACTTGGTGTCGTAGCCCTTGGCCTTCGCCTCGGCGAACAGCACCTTCTGCTCGTTTCTGAGCTCGATGATTTCCTGCACCAGGCGCTCGATGCGCTCGATATAGGATTTCAGCTCCTCGCGGGTTTCGGTGGTGGCGAGGCTGCTCATGCCGGCGCCTTCACCAGCGAGGCGTCGGCGCGTTCGGCCGCCAGCTTGAACAGCCCGGCGATCCGCAGTGCGCGCTTCGGCGTCGTCGCGATGTCCGCGAGCGTCCGGCCGTCGGCGCCGCGAATGCGGACCCGCACCGACAGGTCATCACAGACCGACAGCTCCAACACATGTGGCAACGAACAGATCTGCTCGCTGTCGATTTCGGCGTCCGCGGCCCGCATGTCTCACCCTTCCCTCAGATTGTTTTCGAGCGCAGCCAGCCGGCGCGCTGTGTCGTTCTGTTGCTGACGGAGCCGCGCGATCTCGCGCACGCTGCGCACGCTCCTCGCCCATGGCGCCTGCACGCCCTCGATCAGGGCGTCATGCACGCGGTCGCCGATGTCGGAGCGCAGCAGCCGCGCCAGCGCTTCGCCGCTTGGCGACGTATGGCCGCCGAGCCAGCGCTCAGCCGTTGAGATGTCGCAGCCGGTCCGCGCCACGATTTCGCGCGGACATTTGCGGCCGAAGATTCGCTTCAGCTCCAGCGCGACAGGCAAGAACCACCCGCATTCCTGCGGGATTTGGCCCGCATCGGTGCGGTTTCGCCTTTTTGAAGCCGGCTCCAGTGCTAGGCTATCGGCCATCGCGCCTCTCCTCTTCGGAGGGAGCGGGCTTGATGCCCCAGAGAGCCGGAGAGGCCGCAAGGCCACCTTCTGCCAGCGCACGGGAGAAAATCAGAAACGTCGAATAGGGAAGGTTCCCGCGAGCGCGGGCGTTCGTAATCGGATTTTGGCGGCTATAGCCCGCGAGGAGGGCCGCTTTGCGGGTACCTCCCAGCGCGTCGATGACCTCGGCCGCCGAATGGAGCTGTTTGGGGGGCGAATCAAGCATGCCCTCAAAATACTACACACCAGGTGTAATCTTCAAATCGTGCCAACGGTTGTTATGCAATGTCCTGCATTTTGAGCATCCTTCCCCACAAGATGGCAGACGAAATCGTTGAAATCGGCCGGCGGCTGCGCCGCACCCGCGAGGCCATGAAGCTCAACCAAGCGATGTTTTGTCGCTTGGTCGGCATTCAGCAGCAGGCCTGGAACAATTATGAACGGGGCTTGCGACGGATCTCCCTCGACCAAGCCCTTCGTGTCTGCAAGGTAACCGGCGTTTCGCTGGATTGGATCTACCGCGGCATCGCGGCAGGCCTTCCGGTCAACATCATCAACGGCCTGCAGGAACAGCTCGACCGCAAGAATTGATCCAACGCCGAAGGGCCGTCACACGGCGGACGAGCGGTGGCAGGCCCAAAGCGAGGCCCAGGAACCCCGCCACGGCAACAACCTCGCTAACGCTCGGAAAGCTCAATCCAACGGATACGACCGCAAGAACGTAGCCGTGCGCGACAGCAGCGAGCACCGCGAACACGGCGCCATAGGCGGACCCAAATACCAGTGACGTCAGAATAATACCTATCGCGAGTATCCACCCGGAAACGGCTCCTACACCTGCGAGCCATGCGAGCCCCATGGCTGCCGGCACAAAGGCGGATATCAGCGCGACCGCTGCCAATGCGGCCCTTCCTGCTCCTAAGGGAGGCGTCCCGCCGCAGCTTGCGCCGGTGACAAAGGTTCTTGCCGCTGTAGTCGGCACCACCTGATCACCCCCACCGAGTTGCGCGGGCTCCAAAGGCACACGCACCAGGAAGTTCTCCAGAAGGTCTTGCGCCTGCGCCAGGGTTGCGCGCGCTTCATCAACATTTTCAGGCAGTTGTACCGCAATCTGCATCGCAGATCGGCGCACATTGTCAGTTGTAGCAACCAACTTTTTCAGCATTTCCATATCCTCAGCCACAAATACACCTTGCGTGTAATTACGATAGCTTGTTACACGCAAGGTGTAATCGACAAGCAAGCGTCTTGAGGTGAAGATTTTGATTACGTCGGAGCCCAATGTCGTTTTTGATCGTGCCGATCTCGAACAACATCGATCGCAAGAGGATTGCGGGGATAGTTCGCAACAATCTAGGACCGGGTTAATCAATTTGCCCTCGGCGGAATTTCTTCCGGCCGACCGCCCAGCTCACGCGGCCTTCCGCGGCAAGGTCACCTTCCTGATCGACGGCCCCTTGATGAGCGCAGAGAGGCGCCGTCGGGCCGTACTCGAGAACATGGCACGGGATCTCTACTCGGCGCGCGAATGCAGCGACGCCGGAGATTCACGACGGCTGCTGCTGGCCAAAGGGCACAACCTCATCGACGTCCATGTGCTGCACGCCGAGGCGATCATGCTCGCCAGCACTTGGCTTGCCGGGCCGCACGCCGAGGTCACCGCGACCGCCGCGGAGCAAGCCACCACACGCTGACGATGAGCCAATCCCGACCACCAGACCGAGAGACAGCGATGCCGAAAAGCGCCTCCATCAAGAAGCCCCGCTCCACGACCGAGACCGACGCGAAGATCGGCAGGCGCATTCGCATGCGCCGCCTCGAACTCGGCATAAGTCAGGCCGATCTGGCGAACGCCGTCGGCGTCACGTTTCAACAGGTCCAGAAGTACGAGAAGGGCATCAACGGCATCCGCGGATCGCGGCTCGCCGCGATCGCAGCGGCGCTGCAGGTCGACCTCCCGTTCCTGTTTGCTGCCAAGGACGCTGCACCGGACGACACCATCGTCGACAAGTTCATCACCTCGACGGAAGGCGTGCGCATCGCCAAGGCGTTCGCGCAGATCCCCGAGAGCACCCGCGCGACGCTCGTCAAGCTCACCGAGGCGCTAGCGCAGGATTTCGGACGATGAGGACAGCGGAATGACGATCCGCAAGACAGACAACCTGCTCCGCGGCGATCGAACGCCGGCCTACGTCACGAGGGAAACCGGCGCGGCCGAGCTGCTGGTTTCGCCGGCCACCTGGGATCAATGGGTCAAGGATGGCCGTTTGCCGCCGCCCTCCCCCTCTTTCCCGCTGGGAACGCCCCGCTGGCGCTGGGAGGACGTCGATCGTAGACTGCGCGGCACCGATACGACGGCCCCCGTCGTCGACGCCATGCAGTGGGCAGCGAGCTTTGGCAAGAAGAAGGGAAAGCGCAGTGGCGCTGCCTGAGGGTGTCGAAAAGGTCACCGTTCGCAAGAAGAACGGCAAGGCCTACACCTACTATTATTGGAACCCCGGACGCGGCACTGACCGCGAAGGCGAGCGCATCAAGCTGCCGAGTGCGGACACCGAGCCGCGAGCGTTCTGGACCGAGGTCGAGCGGCGCCAGGCCTCCCTTCGGACGGCGTTTCCCGCGGGATCGATCGGCGATCTCATTTCGCGCTATCGCGCCAGCGACGAGTTCAAGCGCCTGGCCGATGGCACCCGCACGAACTACGAAGTGACGATGCGCCGAATGGAGGAGCAAGGCGCCGCGCGCGTGCGGGACCTGACGCCGTTCGTCGTGCAGACGGCCCGCGACGCGATGAAGGCCACGCCCGTGATGGCGAACCAGATGCTGTCGGTCGGACGGACCATCTTCGACTGGGCGATCCCGCTCGGCCTTGCGGAGGCAAACCCGTTCGAAAAGGTCAGAGACTTCGACATTCCCGACCGAGGCCATGTGCCATGGCCCGACTGGATCGTCGATTACGTCCGAGCGAACTCGTGGCCGGACCTGGTCCGGATGACGCGGCTCGGCATCATGACCTGCCAGCGCGGCAGCGACCTGATCCGCATGGGGCCGGAGCATCGCGACCGCAACGGCCTCTGGTGCCGTCCCAAGAAGACCCGCAAACGCCGCCGCGCGTTCCACATTCCGCTTGCGACGGTCGACGCGATCGAGATCGACCGCTGGGCCGAGACGCCCATGACCTTCACCAACACGCGCTGGCTCAAGCCCATCGAGCGCTTCCGCGAAGACCTGTACCTTTATTCGCCCAAGGGTGCGCAATACACCCCGGACGGCCTGCGGGCGCGATGGGGCCGCTGGCTGGAAGGCACATCCGAAGGCAAACAGCTCTGCCACCGCTGGAAGGAATGGGTCGCCGGCCAGGTCAAGAAATACGAATGGGACATCGACCCGGAGGACGCGGACCACCCAACGATCCACGGCCTGCGCGGCACCGGCATCCTGGCCCGCGCTGAGCAGGGTTACGAGGTCGACCAGATTGCCAACGACATCGGCATGTCGCGCCAGAACGTCGAGCACTACATGCGGTTCAAGGACCAGATGAAGGTCGGTGCCGATGGCCAAAAACGTCTTCGTATAGTTTCCCTTCAAGACTGACTAATAGCTTGGCAAATCGGCGGACCTACCGCGTGAGATAAGATGGATCTCGGAGCGTTACGTACACCCCGGCGGCCTGCGCGCTTTCGTCAATTGTTTTGTAGTCGTTCGGACTGAGGAGGGTTTCATGATAAATGAATACTCTCCCTGTGAACCGGATCCAATCGGTAGTGTTCGGATTATGTTCGCCCTTCGCACTGATCGTGACGCTGCCTTTGGAGGGTATGAGCTTTCCCAAAATCCCTTGGTGTTCCCGTATTAGCGATTTAACGATCTCAACCGTGTCCTCAGTCCTGGGAACGTAAGCCCCCAACACTTGTGCGCCGTTGTGCGGGTCATTGAAGCTCGCGATAGTTACAGAGACAGTGGCCCCTGATCGATCGAGTGCCGTCACCTCGGCAGTGATGCGGTATGCCCCAGGCGAGAGATCGGCGTTTAGCGCATCATTGAGATTTGACTGGTTAGCAGCAGCGCCAGAACGGGGCGGATGCATTCGTCCAACAAAGGTTGGCTCCGTGAGGGACCAGTGGTGTTGGGCCATAAATGCTGACAATGCGACGATAGCGCCGAAGAGCGTTGCGATAGCTCCGAAGATCGCAACGACCACCCCCGAAACAATGCCGGCCTGTTTGAGCGGCTCCTGTTTGAGAAAATCGTCCCATAAGCGACGGACATATTCCCTCGTCCGAGCTGGCAACCTCATAGCACCCCACGCCCTCCCTCTCAGCACACTCCCTGGAGCACGGCAGTCCGAAACGGAACTCGTGCTTTGCCCAAGCCGCGATTGCTCTAGTTGCCGCGGATGCTCGCGGAGATTCGCTCGATTTCCGCCCGATACGTCAACGAACGCGCTCGCAGCACCCCTATGCGCTCTTGCGCTGTTTTCAGGATGTTCTCGGCGTACCGAATGTAGATTTCCAGCTGCATCAGGTTCTGCCTGAATTCATCATCGCATCTGGCAACGAGCTCGTCGAGGATCCCATCAGACGGATGTTGTTGTGGGCTGATCAACTTCAGAAGCTCGTTGTTAGCAACAGTACAAGCCACAGCGAAGGTCCGGATGTTTGCATAAATTTGACCGACGTGAGATCGGGTCTCAGCGGGGACCTTCTCAGTCAAAAGCGGTACGTTTGCAGAAAGATAGATTTCCAGTCCGCTTGCGCTTCCGCTCAGAGCGCGCATTCTAGGAATGTCCCGACTGAGGCAAAGTCGCGCTTCTACCGCGAAGGCGAGCGCCTGGCTTATGCAGGATTCCGACATTTCGCAGAGATCGACAAGTGTCGGGATCTGCGCATCGACCCGATCCTCCTCTCGATTGATCAAGACCAGCAAAGTCGCATCCTGCTGCGTTCCGATCTGAGACTGCACCGCCCGCCATGCGATATAGGCAGCAATCAGCGTAACGAGAGCGCTGAGTATGTTGCCAGCGAATCCCAGCCAATCCTTGAGCTCCAGGGTCGTTCGCGAAGCAGCAATCGGCGCGCCGACGATCACGAGAACCGTCAAGGCGAGCGCCAAAGCGATCAGTCCGATTACTCCCAGCCCCTGATCTTTCATGCTCTCAGATTGTCCCTCGGTGGGCCGCTTGTCGAGTCTTGCAGATGAGCCGACCTCGCAAGATTCTTATCGCTGACCTACTCTGCGGTGCGGGCGGATCCTCGACGGGATGCGCGCGCGCCCTTGCCGAGCTCGGCCTCGAGCTCGACCGCTGGGGCGAGACGCCAATGACGTTCACTAATACGCAATGGCTGAAGCCGATCGAGCGCTTCCGGGAGTACCTGTTCCTCTATTCGCCGAAGGGCGCGCAATACACCTCAGACGGTCTGCGGGCGCGATGGGGGCGCTGGCTGGAAGGCACATCGGAAGGCAAGCAACTCTGCCGGCGCTGGAAGGAATGGGTCGTCGGCCAGATCAAGAAATACGAATGGGACATCGCCCCCGAGGATGCCGACCACCCGACGATCCACGGCCTCCGCGGCACTGGCATCCTGGCCCGCGCGGAGCAGGGCTACGAGGTCGACCAGATCGCCAACGACATTGGCATGTCGCGCCAGAACGTCGAGCACTACATGCGGTTCAAGGACCAGATGAAGGTCGGCGCCGACGGCCAGAAGCGCCTCCGAATCGTCAACGCTACGCTCGAAAAATGAAAAGGCCGCCCCTAGGAGCGGCCAATACGCTTGGGTATCAAGTCGTTTCATCCCCCGAAGATAAAGACCTCTTCGAAGGCTCCAGCATCCCGAGCGAGAAACAGGACACCAGTTTCTAA